CGGACCGAAAAGGGTGTATCCTGTAAAGGAACACATCCTCCATCAGAGCCGGTCCACGGATGGTCTAGGTTGGCCTTTGCGCCCTCGGTGAAATACCGAAGAAGCATTCGCCATCCCTCCATCTCGATAGTTTGGCTCTTAGACTTCACGCAGCGAACTTTCCACTCTCTCTTTTGGAGGGAGCGGTTGGTCCGCGTGCGGAAAGGTGGCTGATCGGGTACGTACGGAAGAGTAGGGCAGTCAACCTGCATGTCCTCTGTCGGTATATGCTCATAAACTGTGAGCAGTTTCGACACGATATGATCGTACGCGTACGGATACTGTCTATGCCAGAGTGCGTTTGCAAACGCGACGTAACTGGTGTAGACCTCCGGGCTGTGGTGACTATCCCAAACTGTCTTAAGTCGGACAGGTGTGACGTTGGCGCCATGGAAGGCGTCCAAGCCACAGGACTCCCTGAAGGAGCCTTGGGTACAGCTCTTACTGCGGTTTACTTTTAAACCAAACAGTTCGAGTATGCACATTGCGTCATCGGCGAATGCCGTTGGTACAATGATATCATCACCGTATACATGAATGTCTTCGAAGACATACATGTCAGGTAGTGCCGCAGCGAGCAGGGCGAAGATCGTAAGCGCCATAACGGGGAAGCATAAAGCTGACCCCATTGGTGCGAACTTTCTAAGCATGACTGTTTCGCCGGATGGCAATACTGTTCCATGACTCCTACAAGCCTCGAAAGCACGCAAAACGTGCTCAGGAAACAGTAGGCGAACTAACTCCAGAGAGACACGATCACTGGCCTCTTTAAGGTCAAGTGTGGCGTATCTGTCAGGGTGTCGCGAGCCAAAGTCGGCCGCGATCTGATTTGGTCTCTGGTCCGTAAAGTACACACTCCACTTGGTAGTGGGGTGCGTCTCGACATGTTGAACAAGCGCCCTTGACACACCTTGCTGGATCCACTGGTTTTCCAGTGGCTCGCAGGAGATGAGTCTTGGACCGCGTGAATCCTTTGGCACGAGTATAACCCGTGCTAAGGCTTCACTACTATCAACGTTTTGAATCTCGTTGACAGTATCACAGACATGGCCTATGGACGCGCAGAAAAAGGCGTCATAGGGGTACACGTCGGTAAGGCGACCCGCGACACGACGAAAGTCGTACTTTCCTGATAACCGTTCCCGGGTGGAAACGGCGCCAGGTCCGTGCGACGGCGTGATGTCGGTAGGGTCGAACGTGCTAAGAACCGTATGAATTAGGTTCCGAGCTCGGCGTGCTACTCGAAGAGTGCATTGATGATTCGCTTGGCAGCGTTCACAAGGCACTGCATAACACAGCGATAGGCTTTCTCGGATAAAACCGATTTTTCTGTCGCTTTGTTCCAGTTCAAGTTCCGTTTGTTTAAACGAATCGAGAACCTTTTGTTCTTGATCATGGGAATATGGGAGTTCGTACTTATAAAAGACGTACGCAAGCTCCCTTATGTCTCTGACACAGTTAGTGCACGGTTCTTTTAGGACCATGCCATCCGGGTCAAACACACGTTTGAACAGCTCTCCAAGGAATTTGGGTAGCTGACTGTTAGGGCTGGCTTGAAACCCAGCATTAGCAGCGTTAAACGCTGTGGTCGATGAAAGGGCTCTATCGAGCTCCTTACCGAGGCGTGGCAGGGCTTTAGTTAAAAAGCCTGAACCTTCTGCAGCATGGCGTATTCTAACCTTTCTGAAGGTCAAACGCGCTGCACGTGCAGTGAAGTCTCCACCGTGTCGTCCAATGACGTCACGGAGAAGGGCGCTGAAGAACTCAATGTCTTCTAAGCTGTTAATGGTCTCCATAAGGAAGATCCTCTTAGCAGCATGCTAATCCTGCTCCGTGATACCTAATATACCATCATGCCAAAGAATACCCCCAGAGTTATCTGGGAAAATACTCAGTGGGGCAGCAAGAAGTATAGTGACTCAATGACGGGAACGTTGCCGACCGCCCAACAATCGTTGGTGAGCGGCCGAGCATTGCTCCTGGCACCAGAAACTACGCCTGCCTCTTTAAGCCTCCTAATTGGGGAAACTACACAAGCGGTCCGAGTCGTGGGCGTCTTACAGATAAGACGTGGCCACGCGGATTTGCTCATGAAGATGCCACAAATCGGAGGGCTATCCATCACAGCAGACCAAGGTCTGTACGGTGAATAGATAACATACTCTCCACGTTAGACTGGAGCGCACACGTAGGGGCCCCGAAGGGCCCCTACGCTAAGCGTCACCCAGCCCTATATGGACGAGTCCATAACTGCCAGTTGATGATAGCGCACCCCCGCCTAGGGGGTACGTGTCAAGCGTCTCGCAGGGGCAATGCCTTTAGAGGCCTCCCTGCAGAAGACATGTGGTCCCGTTGCCAGAGCCGTCGAACAGGAACGTCGTCCCCGCACCAGTTAGGTACGTGAACGAGCCCAGTTCAGCAAGCACGTTGGCCATCTCAGTATTCGCCAGCAAAGCCCCGACAGGGGCCTGCAGGACGATATACGCGAGAACGTCTACTGGGGTGACGTTATCCACAGTCGAGATAACCCTTTTGGTGATCCCGACGCGTGAACGACGCACCATACGTAGACCCGACCCGGTCTCGGCGTGCGCAATCGCAAGCCGATGCCGGAGAGCCGGAGCTTCAAGCAGAGCCATGAACTCCGTACTGCGACCTTGATACCCGTCAATGCGGCCGAATTCAACCTCGGCTGCCGACGCGTTCTTGACTTCGTTGGTATTGAGCGTGTTAGTTAACATGCTTTTGAGTTCTGTTGTTGGTTTACAACCGCGAGCGCTTTTTATGCCTGGTCAAAACCAGGGAAGCGCCGAGGGTCACCTTATTAGTTGTGACCCCTCGGACCACAAGTCCGAAAACGTCCGTCCATACAGTCGACCGGCGGTATGCCGATTCGAAAAAGGACGGACCATTGGCCGCTGTTCCGAGGTAACCGAGACGTCGAAGACCACTCTCTATTCGAAAGTGTATCTCGCGTTTCCGCTTCACGGACCAGCAGTACTTACACACATTTAGCGTCGGTTTCATGTTGTCGATCGAGAATTGACTGAAGAACTGACTCAAGTCAGCGAACCAGTCAACCACGAAGGACCATGGTAGTGCGTTCCAAATGATCGAGAAGTCTAGTTTGACTCCCAACGCATCCAGTAACGTAAGAAGCCTCGCATGCGAGGCCTGGAGTGCAGTAAAATGAAAATTGTACTGCATCTCAACATGAAACACTGAGGGACAACTCCGCACGAACCGGTTGACGTAGTAGTCACCCATGTCCGGCGGATCCACCAGGCTATTGATCTGATTATACACCCGCACGGTTTCTTCAACCGACGGGCTTTCATCAAACACAACAGTAAAGTGTTTGTATTGTTTCCTCAAAGACCGAGCTACGATACGGCGCATTCGCGTTTCGAAGCTCGTGACAGCACGGCACACGCCGTCTATGTCAGCCATCATTGGCAGGATGTTAAAGCTCGCTTGCAAATGCGAGCTCGCCAATCCACGTACGATCTGCCCTAAGGACTTCGTGCTAGACCCATGAGAGCGGAATCTGTTCTTGAGCTGGGCCCACCATTCACCGTTCTTGAGATACTTGCGTATCCCTTGAGCTGGCATAACGATGGACGCCAATTCAGACAGAGCCCTCCGGGCCTTGACGATTTCCTTGACAGTTTCCGCTATTGAAGGAAGATCCTTGAGCTCGTAAAGCGAGTTCAAGGCCGACAGCTCACGACGGATGCTCGGCATCATGCTGTTTAAGGCATGCTGCTGCATCTGGTCGCAATCTGCTGGGGCGGGTATAAATCCACCCTCTTCATTCAGTTCACGAAACCCTGGGAGCCCTAGACAAGGGTTCTCAAGGTCGCCGATCGAACAAGTTCCTGGCTGCAGGTTGAAACACGTGTTCGGAACGAACGCGCGAAATGCCGCATCGGTGTTAATACCTCGCAATGTACCGGTGCCGTTAGGCCCGGGCGAGATCCAAACACCAGGCGACATTGAGACGTAGTCATGAACACTATAGATTTTGTAGTGTTCGAATGAGTTCCAGTCTCTTCTCCTGTTTCCAGCAGAACGCGGTATCCCTATCTGCTCACGACTGATGAGTCGCGCAGGTAGCAAACACCGACCAGCACAAGCTTCTGGGGTTCCCCAGCCGGGAGGCACGAAGCCTTCTCGCGACAGGGTGGTCTCATAGACTTGGCCGGGAG